GCGTATTACTTCCACCCGATCCACCCCGGCGACGTGCCAATCGAGACGTCGGCATTGCTGCAACCGATCCGCGTCCCGGCTTCCGAAGTGCTGCACATCTTCAAGTGTACGCGACCGGGTCAGATGCGCGGCGTTCCGCTGGTCACGCCTGCACTGGTTCGCATGTTCTTCCTCGACCAGTACGACGACGCGGAGCTTGAGCGCAAACGCATCGCCGCGATGTTCGCTGGCTTTATCACCACCGCAACGCCGGAAGACGTGATCCCGATTGACGGCATCGACGGCACCGCGCCGCAGGAAAACATCGGTCTGTCCGGTCTTGAACCCGGCACGATGCAGACGTTGTTGCCGGGCGAGAGCATCACCTTCTCCGAGCCTGCCGACGTCGGCGGATCATACGAGGCTTATCAGTACCGCCAGCAACTGGCGATCTTCTCCTCGCTTGGCATTCCCTATTCGCTGGGCACGAGCGATCTTCGCCGCGCCAACTACTCCTCGCTGCGCGGCTCCATCGTGGAGTATCGCCGCAAGCTGGAACAGTTTCAGCACAACGTCATCGTGTTCCAGATGTGCGCGCCGATCTGGCGGCGCTGGATGGACGCGGCCATTCTCGCGCAGGCTCTGCCGGTCAGCGAGAGCGAGTACCTTCTGGAGCAAGTCACCTATCAACGCGCGAAGTGGATACCGCAGCGCAATGATTGGGTGGACCCGCTGAAGGATCGTCAGGCCGAAAAGCTGGCAGTGGACGCGGGCTTCAAGAGCCGAAGCGATGTGGTCGAGGCAGAGGGCTTCGATCCAGAGGAGAGCGATGCGCGCATCAAGGCCGATCATGAGCGCGAAGACAGACTGGGCCTGTCCTTCCCTGTGGTGTCGTCCACCAAGATCGCGCTGAAGCCTGAAGACCCGAACGCGACCACCGATCAAGACCCAGAAGAAGCCGAACAGATCGAACAGGACGCCGCCGACGCCGAAGATGCGGACGCGGCGGACGCAGCATAGGAGTTTGCACCATGCGCAATTGGTTCACGATGAAGATGGTCGCCAAAGATGACGAAGAGGAAGACGACAAGAAGAAGGAAAACCCCTTCGCCGAAATCGTGATCTATGACGCCATCGGCAAGTCGTTCTGGGATGATGACGCGGTCAGCGCCAAGTCCTTCATCGACGGGCTGTCCGATCTGGGCGACGTGCAGAACATTACGCTGCGCATCAACTCTCCCGGTGGCGACGTGTTCGATGGCGTGGCGATTTACAACGCCATCAAGAACCACAAGGCCAAGGTGACGGCGCACATCGACGGGATCGCGGCATCGGCGGCGAGCTATATCGCGATGGCTGCGGACAAGATCGTCATGCCGTCCAACGCCTTCATGCTGGTGCATCAGTCGGCTGGCTTCTCGATGGGCAACGCCGACGACATGCGCGCGGTCGCCGCTGATCTGGAGAGGATCGATAAGTCGATCACTGCGGTCTATGTCGCGCGCACCGGGCAGACTACGGCGAAGGTCAAGGCGCTCATGAAAGAAGATCGCCTCATGGATGCGACCGAAGCCAAGTCGCTGGGCTACACCGACGAAGTCACCGCGCCCGTGAAGATGGCCGCGAGTTTTACGCCGCGCTTCCTCAACATGATGCCGCAGGCCGCAGCGGATCGTATCCGCGCAGAGACAGGCGATGGACAGGGCGACCCGCCTCCTCCTGCACCAGAGCCTCAGAAGCCGGGGGATCATCCGGATGCTCCACCGGCTTCGCCCCCACAGCCCGCGCCGCCGCAGGAGCATCCGACTCCCGGCGCGCCGCAGGAGACGCCGCCCGTAACGCGACCGTCGCCACCCGATGCGCCGCCGACACCGGGCACACCGCGCAACGAAGCTGCCGAAGCGCGGGCGTACATGATTGCCGTCACTGATCTTTGCGCGCTGGCGGCAGTACCGGAGCGCGTCGGCGGATATCTGAAGGCCAACACGCCGGTCGATCAGGTGCGCAAGGAGTTGCTGGAGATGCGTGCGAGCGCGCCGCCCGTGTTGCCCCACCACCCACTTGCTGCGCACTCGACCAATGAACCGCCGACAGCAGCGTGGGGAAAGATCACCGACAAGATCAACGCGCGGCTGAAGAAGTAACGCAACACCTCAGAAGGAGTATTGGAAATGGCGAACACCACTCACCACGAAGACGAACCCACCCGGCGCGCCGCTCCGGTGAACCCGGCCTATGTTGACCCGGCTCTGGTTGGCGGCACGCCGCAGACCGAGGCGCAGCGCAAGGAAGCCGCAGATAAGGCGAAGCAGGCGACCGAAGAGGCGCAGAAGAAGGCTCGCGAAAAGGCCGCGGAATTTTCGGACAAGATGTTCGACGCCCAGCAGAAGGCTTTGTCCGAAACTCAGGAGCAAGCCAAGGCGCAGCGCGAGCTTCGTCAGAAGCATCAGGACGACCGCCGCAAGGAAGTGGAGCGCCGTGCTGCACTGTCCCCGGCAGAGCGCCTTGAGGAGGACGAGAAGATCGCGAGCATGACGCCGGAAGAGATTGCGAAGCGCGATGAAGAGCGCGGACAGGTCGGCTTCGTGGCACCGGAAGTTCTGGACGCCATCAACCCGCTCGCGGGCACGCCGATGTATCCGCTGTTCAACGAAGGCGCGCATCCGGCAGAGATGATCCTGACCGAAGCCAACGGCCAACGCTCGCGCGCGTATGCCTACCTCGCTCACCCGGCCACCATCAAGATCGGACAGCCGCTCAAGCAGACCGTCGCGCCGACCTCGACCACACCGGGCACGTTCGTCCCGGCAGCGGTTGGTGCGGACTGTTCGGCCATCGCGATCTACGGCGGCACGTCAGACCCGACCAACGGTCTGCGCATCGCAGTGCTGGTGCGTGACTGCGAAATCAACGGCTATCAGATCAGTTGGGGTGCGATCACCGTGCCCGAACAGGCCATTGGTCTCGCGACCCTCGCAGCCGCAGGCATCATCGTTCGCTACTAAGCGCGCCCAACCCATCCGCTCGCCTCGACAGGCAGCAAAAAATAAGGATTACGCTCATGCTTGATATCTTTCGCGGCGATGCCTTCGGGGTGGTGCCGCTCTCTCTCGCCATCAACAATCTGAAGTTCGTCCCCGGCTACATCAGCAACCGTGGAATTTTCACGGAGACCAGTGTGGCCACAACGGTGGTCTCCATCGAGGAGCAGAACAACATCCTCATGCTGATCCCGCCGACCCCGCGCGGCGCTCCCGGTCATACGATGCCGAAGCCGCGCCGTGGTCTGCGCATGCTCGCCATTCCGCATTTCGAAATCAACGATGCGGTCATGGCAGAGGAAGTGCAGGGCGTGCGCCCGTTCGGTCAGGAGACCGGCACCGAGGCGGTGATGACCAAGGTCGGCGAACGCATGCAGACCGCTGGCCAGTCACTGGAATACACGCAGGAATATTCGCGTGTCGGTGCGATCAAGGGCATCATCACCTACGCGGATGGCACCACGCTGAACTTGTTCAACGAGTTCGGTGTGACGCCGCCCGCCGCTATCAACTTCGTGTTCGGTGCAACGCCAGCAACTGGCGCGGTTCGCCAGCAGTGCGCCGCTGTCATCCGCACGATGGGCACTAACCTCGACGGCCTTGGCTTCACGGGCGTTGAGGCGCTTTGCGGTGATGCGTTCTTCGATGCGCTGATCATGTCGCCTGAAGTGCGGGCAACCTATCTGCAATCGACCAACGCGACTGAACTCCGCAACCAGTACATCACTGCTGGTGGACTATCGTGGGGATCGTTCGTGTTCGGCGGCATCCTGTGGACGAACTATCGAGGCTACGTCGGCGGTTCGCCGATGATCGAAACGGACGCCTGCTACTTCTATCCGACCGGCGTTCCCAATCTCTTCCCGTCCGTGTTCGGTCCCGCCGACTATGTCGAGACCGTCAACACGCTGGGCCTGCCACGCTACGTTAAGCAGTACCAGATGCAGAACGACAAGGGCATTCATATGGACACTCAGATGAACGTCCTCAATTTCTGTTCGCGTCCGCTCGCGCTCCAGAAGGGCACGCACAGCTAACCAACCAGTGCGGCAAGACGCGCCGCATTTCATTTCATAGATCAGAGGGAGAGGCGCAATGCCGCTTACCATCATTGACGGACCCACCATTGCGGCAGGCGAGAGCCTTTCGGATGGTGTGGATTGTTCGGCGGGCATCATCGTCCGCATCACCGTGCCGCAGGAGTATGACGACGGCGACACCGACAAGATGACGTTTCAGGTGTCTTCGGACGGTACGCTCTACAACGACCTGTTCGATGATGAGGGCAAGGAGATTGTCATCATCGCGCATCCCAACAGCGGCATCGTGATCGACCGCGCGTGGGCAAGAACAGTCGGCTGGATCAAGGTTCGGTCGGGTACGCGCGACAGAACGACGAAGCAGAAGGTGGACTGCAAGCTGGCCATCGCCGTCGATACACCGTGAAGGATAGCGCGCCGTGGTTGATTTTGACCGGCTGGTTCTTGGGCCAGCTTCAAAGATATTTCAGATCAAGGTCAGGTTTACGCCGCTTGTCAGCGACCCCGGCGCGCCGTCGTTCGACTTGTTCGGTGTCTATTCATCCATCCCCGTCGATGTGCAGATGCAGAACGAAACCATCTTCTCCGACCAGCAAACCTCGCTGGGCGTTCGCAAGCGGGACTTCGTCATCCCGCCAGACCGTGGCGATCTGGTCGAGCTAACCGATCCCACGCATATCGACTACGGCAAGAAGTTCTGGATTGGCGACAGCGACGACGATGGGCAGGGCGGCGCGATGCTGCTGCTGCGCGCTCAACATCCTGCGACGGTGGACCCATGAGCCATTACGCCAGCATGATGCAGAAGGAAGCGCTGCGGCTTTTGCAGCTTGGCTTCGGCTCGCGCTTCAGGACTTATCGCAGCACGCCCGCGCTTCAGGTGCAGCCGTCCGATCTGCCAATGCTTGGCGTCTACATTCTCCGCGAGCGGCGCACGCCGATGGGCCACGCCAACCATGCGGAGCCGAAGTTCAAGCACGAGTTGACGATGGGTCTGTCCGGTGCGGTTCAGGCCGACACTGACGATCAGAACAGTCTCAACGCGCTGGAAGAGATGATGTCGGAAGCCGATGACATCCTGCTGCGCAATCCGAAATTCGTGAAGCTGGTCGAGGGCTGGACCGGCATGGATCGCCAGAGCCAATACGCCAAGGTGGGAGAGACCACGCTGTTCGAAATCCGCGTGGAGCTTGTGTGCGAGTTCTCCGGTTGGTTCGACCCGATTGTGGAGGACGACTTCAATCTGTTGCACCTCACATTGCAGTATCCGCCCGACGTCGATCCAGACAGCGTGCTGAAGATCATTCGCGTTTACGAATTCAATCAGAACGTAATGCGACAGTCGAAGGCGGGACTATCCAAAGCGGACGCCGTCCGCGATCACCACTGACCTCAGAAGGAGACCGCTCTTATGCCTGTGTCATTCAACTCCATTCCAGCGAACTGGAAGATGCCGCTTTACTGGGTCGAGGTCGATCCCAGCATGGCGGGTTATCCGCGCTCGCGCCTGACCTCGCTGCTTATCGGCCTGATGGATAGCAGCGGCACCGCAGTCCCGAACGTGCCGATCCCGGTCCCTTCTCAGGCCGATGCGCGCCAACTGTTTGGCTACGGCTCCATGCTCGACGGCATGGTGGAGAGCTTCACCAAGAACAACTTCGCGCAGGAGCTTTGGGTTGTCCCCATCGCAGAGGCGGCGGCAGGCGTTCCCGCAATGGGAGCAATCACCGTCACCACACCAGCGACACAGGCAGGCACGTTGCCGGTCTACATCGCTGGCCGTCGCGTGCAAGTGTTCGTGGCGGCAGCAGAGCCTGTTGCGGATGTCGCGAAGAAGATCGAAGACGCGATCAACGCCGATATGTCAATGCCGGTGACGGCGCTGGTTGGCGTCGGTGGTGTTGTCGATCTGACGGCGAAGCACAAGGGCGTAGAAGGTAACGAAATCGATGTGCGTCTGGCCTACGGCGGCGCGCTCGCAGCGGAGCGCATTCCTGTCGGGCTTGTCGTCACCGTTCCTCCCGGTCACAAGCTGACTGGCGGTACGGGCACGGCTGACATCACCACCGCACTCACGAACCTTGGCGACGAAATCTACGAGTACACCGCCACGGGCCTCACCGACAGCACCTCGCTATCGTTGCTGGAAACCGAATACGGCTTCGGTGACACCGGACGTTGGGGCTGGCTGCGTCAACTCTATGGCCATGTCTTCGCGGCGCACAAGGGCATCGAGACCGGCGAGGACAAGGGCTACTCAGCGCTCTTGGAATACGGTCCCGAGAACAACAGCGGCGTGCTGTCGATCATGGGCGTCGAAGCCAACTCGCCGTCACCGCCGTGGGTCTGGGCTGCGGCCTATGCCGCGAAGGCGGCTCGTGCGCTGCTGAACGACCCGGCGCGTCCGCTCCAGACGCTGGTTCTGGAAGGCTGCGTCCCGGCACCGAAGCATCAGCGCTTCACCAAGAAGCAGTGCAACGACCTGTCGGGCGTGGGCATCGCAACGCAGGGCGTCAACGATGACGGCATCCCAGCGATCTTGCGTGAAAGCACCACCTACCAAAAGAACCTCTACGGTCAGGGCGATGACGCCTATGAACTGGTGCCGACACTGGCAACGCTGGCGGCTTTGTTCCGTTCGCAGCGCCACGCGATCACCAGCAAGTATCCGCGTCACAAGCTGGCAGACGACGGCACGCGCTTCGGCGCGGGTCAGGCCATCGTCACACCGAAGATCATCAAGGCCGAACTGATTGCCCAGTATCGCGCCGACGAGTTCTTGGGGCGTGTCGAGAATGCCACCGCGTTCAAGAAGAACCTGATTGTGGAGCGCGATCCGACCGATCCGAACCGCGTCAACGTCCTGTACCCGCCTGACCTCATTAATCAGTTGAGGATTTTTGCCGTCTTGGCCCAGTTCCGCTTACAGTACAACCGTGGCGTGGACACCGAAATCGCCAGTTGAGTTGCCACATGGCGGCAGTTTCAATACAACTGCCGCCATGAACACCAGACCCAATCAGACGAAGGGCAATCGCGAACCTCTGGCGGGGAGCAACGAATGGATGTCTACGGAAAAATAACGAAGCCATTCTGGGATGACAGGCCCGTTGCCATAGTCGGCGGCGGGCCTTCACTTGTCGGCTTCGACTTCGAACGATTGCGCGGCGCGCATGTGCTTGCGGTCAAGGGCGCGATCTTCAACATCCCGTGGGCAGATGCCGGGTTCGGGTTGGATGCGCCGCGCTATGCGGAGTGGCGCGACAGGCTTGGCGAAGTCCAGAGCCGCGTCTATTGGGCGATGCCCGAAGAACAGAAGGTCGGACCAGCGCCATCAAAGAACGTCACGCTCCTGAAGCGACGGAATGGTCAGGAACTGTCTGACGATCCGAGCGAGATTTACGGCGGTGGGACATCAGGCTTCGGTGCGATGCAGATTTGCATCCACAAGAAGGCCAAGCAAATCATCCTGTTCGGCTTCGACTATGAC